CCTATGCCACGGTACAGCGCCGTTCGCTTATTCCTGTCCCGGATATGCTGTTCTACAAGGACCAGCTCGAGGAGATCAACGAACTCACGGCCCGCATTGGCGCCCTGAGCGATGCGCTACAGGTTCGCGGCTTCTATCCGGCTGGTGCCGGCGAGCTCGGTGACGCCATTGAGACCGCGATCAAGTCGACGGTCGGCAATCAGGTTCTGATCCCGATCTCGAACTGGTCATTACTGGGCGGCGCCTCGGCCAAGGACACCATCGTCTGGCTGCCGATCGATCAGGTCGCGACCACGATTGTTCAGCTTGTGGAACTGCGCAAGCAGCTTATCGCCGACGTTTACGAGATCACCGGCCTCTCGGACATCATGCGCGGTGCGACGGAGGCCAGCGAAACGGCCACGGCGCAGCAGCTCAAGAGCCAGTACGGCTCCGTCCGCATCAAGGACCGGCAGAACGAGTTGGCCCGGTTCGCCCGCGACCTGGTGCGGATCAGCGCCGAGATCATGGCCGAGAACTTCTCGTCCAAGACCATGCTCGAGATGTCGCAGCTCGACATTGAGACCGACGCGGACATAGCGGCCAAGATCAAGCCGCTAGAGGATCAGATCAAGCAGATCATTGCCAAGGTCGAACAGGCCAAGGCTGATCCGCAGATGCAGGCCCAGGCTCAGCAGAACCCTGAGCAGGCGCAGCAGATGCTCCAGCAGGCCCAGCAGCAGGCGCAAAGCCTGAAGGGCCAGATCGACAAGCTGAACGAGACGCCCACGGTCGAGAAGGTCATGAAGCTGCTTCGTGACCAGAAGACCCGGCCTTTCGTGCTCGACATCGAGACGGATTCGACCATTGCGCCGGACGAGAACGCGCAGAAGCAGCGGGCAACCGAGTTTGTGACGGCGGTTGGCGGGTACATGGGGCAGGCGATCCCGCTGGTGCAGGCCGTACCACAGGCTGCCAAGCTGGTGGCCGAAACCCTGAAATACGTTGCGGGCCAGTTCCGTGCTGGTCGGCAGTTGGAAGGTGTTATCGAGGAGTTCGCCGACGATATGGCGCAGATGGCATCACAGCCGAAGCCGCCAGATCCCGCGCATGCCAAGGCTCAGGCCGAGGCCCAGGCGACGCAGCAGCAAACACAGATCGAGGCCGCGCGCCATCAGATGGAGCAGCAGGCCGCGGCCATGGACCAGCAGCGCAAGGACGCTGAGGCCAAGGCCAACCAGGAGCGCGAGCAGGCCAAGTATCAGGCCGATATGCAGTGCAAGGACCAGGACGAGGCCCGCAAGGAGGCTGAGCTGAACGCCAAGCTCGCCAACATGGGCGCCGAGGAGATGCGCAAGGCGCAGGAGCACCAGCAGAAGCTGGATCTCGGTGCGCTGGCCATTGAGAAGCTCCGGCTCGAGATCGAGGGCGTGAAGGTCAAGACCGCGTCGACCGTGGCAACCACGAATGCCCAGATCGACCACGTCGAGACGCAGACGGACAATTCCATCCGGTCGACCGATGCCAGCGTGCAGGCAACGGCTGATAGCACTGCAATCAAGGCAGAGGCCGCAAAGAGCGAGGAGCCTGCGTGAAAGACATCGATTTTTATGCAGGCCGTCAGTGGGGAGACAAGAAAGTCCCCCGCTTCAACGACAGGTTCTGGATTCTGAGGGTGTGGCGCCAACGAGTCAAAGACGCTTGGCTGGTCCTCATCGGCCGTGAAAGCATTGGCGGCTGGTGATGACGCGCGGCACCTGGATCTATCGCAACGGCCGGCTGGTCGAGAAGGGCGGTCCTGATGATGTTCGACCGGCTGTTCAGCGTGCTGATCTTCCTTGCCCTATGCTTATTAGCGACACGATGGATGCGGCCGAGCATGTCGATGGCCGTTTCTACACGTCGAAGTCAGAATTCCGGAAGGTCACGAAGGCCAATGGCCTGACCGAGGTCGGCACCGAAAAGATCAACCGGCCCCGGCCGAAGATGTCCAAGGCCGAACGCGCCAAGGGCATAGATCAAGCAGTTGAGCGGGCCGTCGCCCGCGTCCTCTAACCGCACCCTCTCAGACAGGATGATACCATGACCGATGCAGCAGTTGTCGCTGATAGCGCACCCGCGCCCGATGCCGATGTTGGCGGTGCCGTCATCAACGAGAACGCGCCCGGCTTCAGCTCGCCGCTCGGCTCGCAGATCCCGCCCGATGCGCAGGCCAAGGCAGAACCGGCCAAGCCCGCATCGCTCGACGACAGCATTGATCGCGCGATGGCCAAGAGCGCGGCCAAGCAGGCCGAGGCCGCCAAGGCTCCCGAGCCCAAAGCCGATGCCAAGGCCGAGCCCGTCAAGGAAGCGCCGGTCCGTGCTCAGGATGGCAAGTTTGCTCCCAAGGAGCCCGTTAAACAGCCCGACGCCGCGGCAGGCGTGGCCAAGGATGCGCCGAAGGTCGGCGAGCCCGCCAAGGCGAGTTTCACGGCCAGCGAGGCGCCCACGCGCTTCTCTGAGGATGCAAAGAAGGAATGGGCGACCGCGCCCGAGTCCGTGCGACGTGAGACTGAGCGCGCGATCAAGGAGCTGACAGACGGCTTCCAGAAATACAAGCAGTCGGCCGAACGTGATCAGGGCCTGAACGAGTTTCACGAGATGGCCGCCAAGAGCGGCACGGACGTGAAGACGGCGCTGTCCAAGTACACGGCGCTGGAAGGCCTGCTTCGATCCGACCCGATCAAGGGCCTGAACGAAGTCTGCAACAACATGGGGCTGTCGCTCCGTGATGTGGCCGCTCATGTCATGGGCCAGAAGCCGGAGGAGCAGGCGAGCCAGCAGGATGCGGTCATCCGTGAACTGCGGCAGGAACTCTCTACGCTGAAACAGCAGGTCGGCGGCGTCACGCAGACCATTGAACAGCAGCGCGAGCAATCGACGCTGACCGAAATCAACGCATTCGCGAGCAAGCCCGAGCATTCGCGCTTTGAAGAACTGGCCAATGACATCGCCTTCTTCATGCAGTCGGGCCGAGCGAAAGACCTTCCTGAAGCCTACCAACTGGCGGAACGGCTCAACCCCGCGCCCGCCGGTCAGGCCAAGGATACTGCCCCCGCAGCCTCATCCGCTGCACAAGCCGAGCCCCCGGTTCATCCCGACAAGGGCCAGAAGTCCATCAACGGCGCACCTTCCGCGGGCTCAACCCCGGCAGGAAAGAAGCGCGTCACCCGATCACTCGATGAAGCCCTGGACCGAGCCTTTGGGCAGGCAGGGTAGGAGATAACAAATGGCTATCAACCCGGTTACCGCTTATCAGCAGGTGCTTTCGATGGCACTTGAAGAGCGCTCGCCGGCTTGGCAGGATCTCGTTTCGAACGGAAACGTGCTTCTCGCCACGCTGAAGCGCAAAGGCCTGTGGGAGTCCTATTCCGGCCCCCGCATTCGTGAATCCCTCCAGATCGCAAAGCAGGATGCCCAGTGGTATTCCGGCTACGACTTCCTGGACAACCCGCCGATCGAGCTGTTCAACGACGCCTACTACACCCCGAAGATGGTGGCCGTCCCGATCAGCTTGACCATGGAAGAGATCCTGAACAATCAGGGTGCCAACCAGCTCAAGCCGGTCCTCAAGTCGTACATGATGGCCGCGGAAGGCTCGCTGGAAGACGCGATGGACCAGGCCATCCACTCGGACGGCACGGCCAACGGCGGCAAGCAGCTCACCGGCCTTGCGGCTGCGGTCCCGATCGTCACCAACTCGGGCACCTACGGCGGCATCGACCGTGCGGCCAATGCGATCTGGCGCACCACGACCTATGACGTGAACTCGGCGTTCACGACCATCGGCACTCAGGTGACGTCGACCACCATCCGGCCGTTCCTCAACCGCATCATGACCGCTCGCTCCCGCGGCCGGCGGTATGCGGACCTGATCATCATGTCGCCTGAGCACTACGAGGCGTATGACGCGGCCACGCTGGCGATCCAGCGCACCACCAACACGTCGAGCGAGCTCGGCAAGCTGGGCTTCTCGTCGCTCGAGTACATCGGCGGCGGCAAGCGTGCAGAGATCGTCATGGATGGCGGTATCGGCTCCAACATGCCGGCCAACACCACCTACGGCCTGGACACCGACAGCCTTCGGCTCCGGTACAACCCCAGCCGCAACTTCGACAAGCTGTTCGAGGGCGACGGCCAGAAGCCGCTCAACCAGGACGCTTTGGCGCAGTTCATTGGGTGGATGGGCGAGTTGACGATGGTCAACCCGCTGTTCCACTGGCGCATGTACGACAGCAACCCGGCGGCGTGATCCTGAGGCGGCCTTCGGGCCGCTTCTTCCCCCTTTCATCAATCTGGAGACTTCTCACATGGCATTCACCATCATGGATGAGGCGATGGGTTATCCCAAGATCGCCGCAACCTCGACTGCTCCGTGGACGGGCGGCGGCACTGCTACCCCTCCGCTCGGCTCGATCGTCACGGCCGTCGATCCCGTTTACGGGGCCGGCGAGTTCATCTTCCTCAAGGGCGTCGCATCCACCGTCGTCGGCTCTCTGGTCGTCTACGATCAGAACTTGGCCACCACGGCGCTTGCGCCGGCCACTGGCGGCAACGGTCCCGTCGCCGTCGCCATGTCCGCGAATGTTGCCAACCAGTTTGGCTGGTATCAGATCTCGGGCGCGGCGGCCGTGAAGGCGCCGAACGCGATGGCGCCGGGCGCGGATGTGTTCATGCTGGCGGCGACGCCGGGCAGCGTGGACGACGCGGCTGTGGCGGGCGAGCAGGTGCTGAACGCCAAGGTCTCGACCACGACCGGCACGCCTTCGGCAGGCCTCGGCATCATCCAGATCAACCGCCCGTTCTTGCAGGG